ACCCGCCCAGAGCCATCGCTATGCCCTTGACGCACCACACATCGATGCCCGGCTTCGTCAGGGACGACGTCAGCGACCGCGCAAGCTGATCGCCCGGCCGCGTCTCGTTGATGTCGAAGGGCGTCGCGTCGCTTTCGGCAAAGCCTGGCGCGAAAATGCGTGCGGTCGGCTTGTCGGCCATCCCCAGCTTTTCCAGAACTTCGGCCAGATCGACCTGCATTTTCTGGGCAAAGGCCTTGGCCATGTCCAGAGTTGCGGGCTGATGCCCGTTCAGAACTCGCGACACGACGGCGCGGTCGCGGTCAATGGCATCCGCCAGATCGCCGGTGGTCATCGAGCGAGCGCGCAGCGTGCGCCTGAACCAGTCCTTATCCATGCGGCAGAAGTAAGCACCGCGCACCTCACATGGAAGTGAGATTGATGCACGATTGCCCCTTGACGTGAGGTTGGCGTGAGGTGCTATACGTGGCGGTATGAGTACCCACCTCACACCACTGGATGTATGCGAAGCCCTGATCGGCGGGCCTGAAGTCTTGGCCCCGATCTGCGGGCGCAACGCAAAGTCGCCTTATCTCTGGCGCCGTTCGGCCAATGGCCGGGCCGCAGGCGACATTCCGTCGACCATCCACATGCGCGCTCTTCTGGCCCATTCCGCCGCGCGCGGCCTGGGCCTGACGGCCGATCACCTGATCTGGGGCGCCCCGGCGGCCGAGATCGACGCCATCCTTGCCCGCCGCGCCTCGCCCGCCGTCGCGGCCGAGTGACGCCCCGCCCCATCGCCCGCGCCCCAAAACCGGAGGCCCCATGTCCAACCGCATGCCCGTATTGACGGCCGCCCTGTCGGCCCGCGCCGGGATCCTGACCCAGCCTGCCGTCGACCAGTTGCACCGCCTGGCGCTGACCAACCTGCCCGAGCAGGACGAGCTGCGCCTGGCCGTCCTGACGTTCTGCGCCGCCCATGCCCGCGACAAGCGCGATCCCGCCGCCCTGGCCGTGCATGGCACCACGCTCGAGGCCGAGCTGGACGAGATCCTGAAGCTGACCCCGGCCGAGGCCCGCACGAGGGTGGACCTCGATGGCTGACCGGCTCAACCTCGTCGACCCCGCCGCGCGTCCCGCCTTTCGGCTGACCCTGGCCCACCAGGTCGCGATCAACGCCCTGGCCGCGCTGCTGGTCACGCCGATGCGCGATCCCGACAATACGCCGGTCATCCGGGCCGAGATGGCCGATGCGCTGGACCTGTTGCGCATGACCGATGCGCCCGCCGTCGTCACCCGCTGCCTGGACGCCGCCCGTGCGCTGGAGCGCGCCTGGTCGGCCCCCGTCCGCACCGACACGGCCGAGGCGCGGCGCACGTCGATTTCGTCCGCCGAATGGGAGGGCCGCCTGGCGCTGGCCGAGTTCTTCTTCTGGCGGCTCGCCGGGGCCAGCGATGCCCTGAAACACGGAGGACAGAATGCGGCGTGACAACCTGACGATCACCGACCTCAAGCACCTGCTGGGCAAGCTCGACATGCTGAGCACGGCAGGCACGATGTTGTTCGAGGTCGGCCTGATCCCGACCTTCAGCCTGATGCCCGGCCGCCCGCTGATGACTGTGCCGCCGCTTTTCGACGACATCCAACCCCCGGCCGAGGCGAGCCCTGCCGCCCGGACCGAGGCAGCGACGGTCGGGGCCGGGGACAGCCCGGCCGTCGCGCCCCCTGCGGCACCTGCAAGCGCCGCAGGGGATGACATTTCCCAACCCTCGACCCTGGCGGGCCTTAACGCCGGGGTCGAGGCAGAGGCGGGGCCGCGGGTACCAGCCGCGCCCGCCTTGCCCCCCGTCGCCGGAGCAGCGACGACGGGGGATGACCTTGCCCACCCCGCGACCGATCCTGCCCCCCTCCTCCCGGGCGATCGCGGCGCGGCGGCCCCGGCGCCCGGGTTGCAGCGGGCGCCCGAGGCCAAGGCCCCGGCGGCGCCTCCCTCTGCCGCCGGGGAACCCCCTGCCGCGCGCTGGTCCGAGCTGGACATTTCGGCCGCCATCCGCATCTACGTCGATACGATCCTGCTGGGCGGCACGGCGGCCCGCGCCTACGAGCTGATTGCCGGGCGCTTCGACCGCACCCCCGAGGCCATCCGCCAGCGGTTCGGCACCAGTTGGAAGGCGCGCGCCCACCAGGCGCTGGAAACCGCCCGCAAGGTCGAGGCGTCCGGCACGGCCGATCCCGCGCCTGCGCCTCAGCCCGCTTTACCCCCCGTCGCCCCCATGGACATCCCGATCGGCCGCCACCAGGCTGTCACCCAGCACCTCGACGCCCTGCCGCGCCCGAAGGGCTGGACCGAGGACGGCGACCTCGAGCTGGTCGACCTGATCCGCGACAATGTCGACGCGGCCACCATCGCCGCCACGCTGGAAATCGCCCCCAGCTTCGTCCGCCAGCGCTGGGACCAGTTGACCGGCCTGCACAAGGACGACGACGACAAGCCCGTCCGGCGTTTCACCGGGGCCGAGCTGGGCCTGGTCTTGCGCGCCCGGGCCGCCGAGCGTCGGCGCGGATCCGCCGCGGCCCGCTGACATGCCCGACCGCCCCAACATCGACCGCCCCCGCCAGACCGTCTCGATCGACGAGATCAAGGCCCGCCTGGTCGACCGCATCGAGGATGTGGTCGACCGCTGGGCGCCGCCTGCGCAGGGGTCCTATCGCCACGGCCCGCTGTACTACACGCTGAACCCCGGCCGACCCGATCGCAGCGTCGGCAGTTTCCTGGTGCACATGGCGGGCCCCAAGGCCGGACGCTGGGTTGACTATGCCACCGATCCGCGGGGCGGCGACCTGATCGACCTGATCGCCCTGTCGACTGGATGTTCCGCCCGCGAGGCCCTGGCGCAGGCCAGGGCCTACCTGGGTCTCGACACCCAATCGCCCCAAGACCGTCAGGCCGAGGCCCAGGCAGCCGAGCGGCGCAAGCGCCTGCGCGCCCAGGCCGAGGCCGAAGCCCGCGCCGCCCAGGCCAAGAAAGAGGCGCGGGGCCTGGCCCTGTGGCTGTCGGGCCAGGAAGAGATCCGGAGCACGCCGGTGCAGGCCTATCTCGAGGCGCGGGGCATCGCGCTCGACCGCCTCGACCCGGTGCCGCGCGCCATCCGGTTTCACCCGGCCGCGCGCTATTACTGGACCGAGGGCCGCGTCGATCCTGAGACGGGCGAGGTTGCCGTCGACGCACGCGGCCGCCCCATCCGCGACCTGCGCCACCGCGCGATGCCCGCCATGCTGACCGCCATCGCGCGGGGCAACCGCATCGTCGATTGCCACCAGACATTCCTGGCCGCGCGCCCCGACGGCAGTTGGGACAAGGCCGATGTCACGACGCCCAAGAAGGTTTTCGGCAATTACACCGGCGGCGCCGCGCGGCTGTGCAACGGCCTCGGCCCCAAGGGCGGCCGGCCCAAGCTGGCCGAGGCGCCCCAGGGGTCGACCGTCTGGATCACCGAGGGCATCGAGAATGCCCTGTCGCTGATGGTGCTGCGCCGCATGACCGGGCGCCCGCCCGTCTATGTGCTGGCCGCCGGGATGGTGGCCAATTTCGCCAAGGTCGATCTGCCCGCCGCCGTGTCCAAGGTCGTGCTCTGTGCCGACAACGACGCGGGCGATGCGGCCAGGTCGATGCTCGAGGCCGCCATCGGCGCGCACCGCGCCCAGGGCCGAGAGGTCAGCGTCTGGCGCAGCCAAGTGCCCGGCGAGGACTTGAACGACTGCCTGCGCCGCGCGCTGGCACTGGAAGAAGGGCAGGGGGCAGCATGATGTCAGCCCTCGCCCTGGATCAGCGCCATCATCGCATCCCGGCCGATCTCAGCCTCGACCATGGCCAGGCAGGCGCCGAGGATCCCCGCCGCCGCCTCCTTGCGCGGAAACCCGGCGTTCATCATGTGCTGGTGCAGCAGACGCAGGGTCTTGCGGGGGTCGACGCTCTTCATGCCGCCGGGAAACCGCTCGAGCAAATCGCGGATCTCGATCTCCAGCCACCCCGGCACCGCTTTTTCGCCGGACAGGTATTTCCGCAGGGTGCGGCTGTCCTTCCAGCCAAATTCGGCCGTGGCCTTTTCCTGGCCCCCGTGGCCCGGCCAGAGCTGCTCGATCGCAGCCCTCAGCTCGTCGCCCGTCATCGTCTCTGCCATGGGTCTCTCCTGTCTGGTCCATGGGATGGCGGCCCCGCAGGGCCGCACACCGATGGATCAGACGGGGTAGTTGGCGGCCAGGGCGGCTTCGGCGCGCTTGACGGTGTTGCGACCGGCATCTTCGTCGAACAGGTCCATCGAGACCCAATCAAAGTCAACCTCGACCCCGTCGATCTCCATGGTGACGCGGGGATAGGACAGGTTGCCCAGCGACTGCTTCAGGGTGGCCCTCATGTCGGCGCCCCAAGCGCAGGCGGCCAGCAGGCCGCGGCCCGAGGCCTTGAAGGATTTGGTCGACGGTTCGCGCAGCGAGGCGCGCAGAGCTTCGTTGGTGGCGGCGACGGTGACGATGATCTTGGTCATTTCAAGCGGCCCTCCAGTGGCCTTCTGTCGGCGGCCCCAGTGGCCTTCCGATACGATCAACATAGGCCACAAATAGGCCACGCACAAGCCCCCAAAAGCGGGGCGCCGATCACGAATTGTTTCAGCAGGCGGGCAGCATGAACGTCGAGACCCCATCCGTCACCCCGCTGCGCCCCATCGATGCCCTTGCGGCCGAGCTGGACGCGGCCGAGGCCGCCAGCACGCCGCTAGCCCCGGCGCCGCAGCCCCAGGCTGCCGATCCGCAGCCTGGCGATCCGCAGGGCCTCGGCCCGGCCGAGCCCGGCGGGCCTGCCAGCCGCGACCGCCCGCATGGGCAGATCTGGGCGGGCTGCCCGGTAACACCCATGGGCGTCAACGGCGCGACCTATTGGTACCTGGACGTGCACGGCCAGTTGCGCGGCATCACCAAGCACGACGCGCAGAACATCATGATGCTGTTCGGCCGCCAGATCCCCAAACTCTGCTGGCAGTTCCCGAAATGGGAGGGGAAAGAGGGCGACCGATACCGCAAGCCCGGCCACTTCGAGCACCAGGCCGCGACCGTCGCCATGATCACCGCCTGCAGCGAGCGGGGGCTCTTCGACCCCGAGGGCGCGGTGCGCGGGGTCGGCGCCTGGACGGACGACGACGGCCAACTGGTCTATCACACCGGCGATGCGCTGTGGATCGGCCTCGATCGGCGCGATCCCGGCAGCCACGACCGCCGCATCTATCCCGCCATGCCCGCCATCCCCCACCCGGCCGAGGCCGTCAAAGCCCCGGCCGATGTCGTGGCCCGCACGCTCGAGGCGCTGCAGACCTGGTCATGGGAGCGGCCGGACATCGATCCGATGATCGCCCTAGGCCTGATCGGCGTGCAGGCCATGGGCGGGGCCCTGTCCTGGCGCCCGGCCTACTGGATCACCGGCGCCGCCGGGGCGGGCAAGAGCGCCCTGCAAAAGCTGATCCTGCACCTGCATGGCGGCGAAAAGGGCCTGATCCAGTCGACCGACGCCACGGCGCGCGGCATCGCCAGCCTGCTGGGCCAGTCGACGCTGCCCGTCGCCCTGGACGAGCTCGAGCCCGGCGATGCCGGATCCACCAAGGAGCGCGACATCATCCAGACCGCCCGCGTCGCCGCATCCGGCGGACGCTGGGCCCGGGGATCGAGCGACCAGAAGGGCTCGACGGGCCAACTGCGCAGCACCTTCCTGTTCACCTCGATCCTGATCCCCGGCGTGCTGAAATCCCAGGACCTGCAGCGCATCATCGTCCTGAACCTGACGCCGCTGCCCGAGGGTGCCGTGCCGCCCGACATGCGGGCCGAGACCTGGCGCAAGCGGGGCGCGGCCATCAAGCGCCTGATCATCGATCGCTGGCCCAGTTGGGCCTCGCGCCTCGACCTGTGGCGCGAGGCCTTCGCCAAGCAGGGCGTGACGGGGCGCGACGCCGACAACTGGGCCACGACGCTGGCCATGGCGCAGATGATCCAGGCCGAGGACATGCCCCAGGCCGACGCCATGGACGGTTGGTGCCGCAAGATTGCCCAGGCCATCGATCGGGGCCGAGGCGAGAAGCGCACCGACGCCGACGAAGTCCTGATGCACCTGTTGACCCAGCGCATCGACGTCTTCCGAAAGGGGCAGATGTATACCGTCGCCCAGTGGCTGATGGTGGCGTCTGCTGCCCCCGATGCCCCCGCTGGCCTTCTGGACGGCTATGCGATCGACACCGAGGCGGGCAGAGAGCAGCGCGCCAAGGCAGCCAATGCGCTCCTTGCCCCCTACATGCTGCGCATCGTCCGGGAGGCAGGCCAGGAGCCACGCCTTTTCGTCGGCAACGCCCCCGTGCAGCCGATCCTCGACCTCTTCCGCGATACCCAATGGGCAGGCGGAGCCTGGCCGCAGAGCCTGGAGCGGATCCCGGGCGCCCGCAAGTCGGCGGTGGCCCGCACGCTGGCCGGTTGGCCATCGCGAGGGATCGAGATCCCGCTGTCGGCCATGCCAGGCATCGCGGCCTTCCCCGCGACCAGGCCGAGCGGAACGGTCCATGCCATGAGCCCCTTCGAGGCGGAGGACTTCGCATGATGCCGCAGCGCGCCCCGACCCTCTTCCCGGCATCGCCGCGCCGTGCTATGGTTCACCCCGACCCTCGGAGAGCCTGCATTGACACGCGCCCAGGGTCAGGGCCACGACGCCACGACAGGCCCACGACAGCACCCACGACAGCAAATCCGCAAGGCGGGGCAAGGGGTTACACCCTGCCACGACGCCACGACAGGGGTTTAGCCATTCCTCACGTGTGCGCATGCGCGTGCGCCCGCCTGTGTGGATATGTCTTGTTGTGGTGTCGTAGTGTCGTAGTAGTAGTTAAGTCATTGGCCCAAAAGGATAAAAGCCACGACGGAGGCCACGACAGGCCCACGACGGCTGTCGTGGGCGCGGTCAACCCCTTGAAAATGCTGGAAAAGGGGGGCTTTTGACCATGGCCAAGGGGTCGACCTTCGACGACATGGCCCGGGACGCGGCGGCGCGGATCGAGCGCGCGCGGGATGCGGGCGAGCAGCTCACGTTCCTGCCCGACGAGCCCACGCCGGGCGAGACCGAGCGCGCCAAGCGCGGCAAGGGCAAGGCCACCTCGCAGTTGCGCGACTACCTGGCCGCGCGGGGGCTGCGCATGCCCGAGGATGTCCTGGTCGAAATGGCAGGCATGGCCTCGAGCGAGGATGCCTTCGTGACGGCCATGGCGCGGACCGAGCAGCTTCTGGCCTGGGCGCAGGATGGCGCGGTGGCCTACAAGGGCAGCCCGGCCGCGCCCTCGATGGCGCAGCGCCTGGCGGCGTTCCAGTTCGTCTTCACCGCCCAGTTGCGCGCGGCCGAGGCGCTGATGCCCTATGGGTCGGCCAAGGTCACGCCCGACGTGGCGGTGACGATGCCGGTGCAGGTCGTCCAGATGCCCGCGCCCCAGGCCTCGACCAGGGCGGAGATGGCGCGGGACGTGACGCCGCAGCCGGTGCGGATCGGCCCGCCGCCGATGCCGGGACAAATCCAGCAAAATCAACAGGTTGCGGAAGGCGCGGCGACGGTTTCGGACGGTCAACCTCGGACGGAAGGCGCAAAGCGTTGAAATCACAGGTCAAAATCGGCATGGCGCGGCAGATGCACAATCTTCAACCCGGATCGGCAGGGGCCTCGATCGGCCCGGCTGCCGCCCCCCTGGTGCCCCCTTCCAGGCCGACCACCCCCCCCTTCCGCCCCGCCCTCGACGCCGCCGCCGCGACCCCCCGGGGGGGCCTCGCGCGCCGTCAGGTCCTGCCCCTGGCTGTGACCCCATGCAGGGGTTTCGATGCCCCCGAGGTGCGGACATGACCGCGAACCGGGGCGCGACCGAACGGGGTCAGGGGGAAGAGGGCCGGGCCGTCCACGAGGGCGCCGCATCGGTGGCGCCCGAGGCCCTGGCCGACATGGGTGCGGCCGAAGCTGTCGCGAGCCTCGCAGCGGGTGCGGAGGTTGTCAACCTGCCGCAGGCGCAGGCCTTCACTTTCCCGGGCCCCATCGCCGAGGCCCTGTACTGGTCGGACGCCGACGTCCTGGGCATCCAGGGCCCCGTCGGATCGGGCAAGACCACCACCGTCCTGAAGTCGCGCCTGCGCCGCGCGGTGATGATGCCCCGGTCGGTCAAGGACGGCTGGCGCCGCTACAAGCTGCTGTCGGTGCGCGAGACCTATCGCCAGCTGTGGTCGACCACGATCCCGTCCTACCTCGAGACCTTTCCCAAGACCATGGGCGCCTGGTCGGGCGGGCGGGGCGACCCGGTCACCCATGTCATCCAGTTCGAGGACGAGGCGGGCCCGATCGAGATGCGCACCGAGTTCATGGCCTTCGGCGACGACATCATCGCCAGCATGCGCGGGATCCAGACCACCGACCTCTGGCTGAACGAGGCCGACACCAACCCGGTCGAGATCCTGAACGCCGGGATCGGCCGGATCGACCGCTGGCCGGGCAAGGCGCATTTCGAGGGCTATGCGCCCGAGTTCCAGACCTATGGCCAGATCGTCTGCGACTTCAACGCGCCGGACGAGGACAACTGGACCTTCCGCGTCTTCCACGACGAGGACGAGCGCCGCCGCATGGCCGAGGCCCTGACCGCCAGCTTGCCCACCGGCGCCAAGCCCATCGCGATCGAGTTCCTGAACCAGCCCGGCTATGGCCAGCCCGGCTGCGAGAACCTGCAGAACCTGTCGGCCACTTACTACCCGCGCCAGGTCGCCACCCTGAAACTGTCGGGCCGGGGCGACATGCTGGACCGGCTGATCTACAACAAGGTCGTCTATCTGAAGGCGGGCGACCCGGTCTTTGCCCGCGAGTTCAACCGGCGCATCCATGTCGCGCCCGAGACCATCGCGGCCGAGCCGGACCTGCCCCTGCTGGTCGGGCTCGACCAGGGCTTCAAGGGTGCGGCCGTGGTGGGCCAGTACCTGGAGCCCGGGCTGTGGCGCATCCTGGCCGAGCTGCACTTCCCCAAGGAGCGCCTGATGGCGGCCGAGTTCGGGCGCCGCCTGGCCGAGCTGATCGATCGGCGCTTTCCCGGCCACAAGGTCGAGGCCGCCTATGGCGACATGGCGGGCGAGCATGGCGCGAGCCAGGCGGCCGACGAGAACGCGACCTGGAACAAGCTGGTCAGCCAGGCGGCGGGCTTCCGCGTGCGGCCCCAGCGCCTGGGGACCAACCGGATCCAGCCCCGCCTCGAGGCCGTCCGCGCGCCGCTGGAGTTCATGCATGCCGGCCAGCCCGGCCTGCTGATCGACCCGTCGTGCAAGTTCCTGATCCGGGGCTTTGAGGCCCGCTATGTCTGGGCCGAAGAGGTCGACCACACGGGCGACAAGCGCAAGGTGCCCGACAAGAGCCTGACCGAGGCCAACGTCATGGATGCGCTGCAATACCTGACCCTGTCGCGGCACATGGCCAATGGCCTGTCGCCCAACTCTTTCCCGCGCGGGTCGCGCGGGGATGGCCCCGGCGAGGATCGCCCCGGGCTAGCGCCTGCCGGTGGGCTGAGCACCGGTTACGACCCTTTGAACCCCTATGGAGGCTGAACCGATGCCGAAGACGACCGCCCAACCCGCCGAGACCTTGCCCGATGACGCTGCGACGCTGGAAGGCGGGGCAGGGTCGCAGGCGCCCAAAGCTGCGCCGCCCGTGGCGGAGGCGACGGCCCCGGTGACCGAGGCCCCGGCGGGCCTGATCGAAGACGCCATCGACGCCGAGGCCGACCTGGTCGCGCCCGTCGACATGGGGCAGGCCGACCCGACGCCCGAGGGCGCGGCCGATGCCGATGCCGAGGCCGGCGCCCCCGCCGACGGCGTGCCCGGGATCCACCTGCCGAGCGCCCTGCGCGTGGCCATCGTGCAGATCGACATGCGCAACACCGACTGGCAGCGCGGCGACCTGCTGGACGAGCTGACCCAGATGGGCGCGACCCTGACCGAGGCCGAGGCCGAGGGCGAGGCCAGCTTTGCCCTGTACGGGATCCGCGTCACCTCGCACCTGTCGACCGAGTTCCTGCTGAACTACTGGGCCGCCCAGGCCCGCCAGACCCTGCTGGGGAGGGCGGCATGATGGACAACAGCCAAGACCTCGGCGCGGCCATGGAGGCGTCGGCCCTGAGACGGCAGGTGCAACAGCTGCAGGAGCAGCCTGACCACATCCTGCAGTTCTTCGCCTATCTGCATCTGCCCCCGTATCTGCAGGAGGTCTCTCGCCCCTTCGGTGATCTGGCCAAGCAGATCGTCGAAACCCTGCCGCGCAATCCCGAGAGGACCGTGGCCCTGCGCAAGCTGCTGGAGGCCAAGGACGCCGCCGTGCGGGCCCTGGTCGCCAAGGAGGTGCGCTGATGAACGTGGCGCAATGGCTGAACCAAATCTTCCTGTCGCCTTCGGGCGGCGGAAACTACCGGAACGTCCCCGCCCCCGGCGCAGGCGTTCAGCGCGCCCGCGTCCGCCTTGCGGCCGAGCGCGAAGCCGTCCTCGAGGTCTACAAGGCCGCGCTGGGGATGTCGTGATGCGGAAGAAAGAAGACCTTTTCGTCAATCTGATGGCCGGGCTGATAGCCGGATGCGCGATCCTTTCCATCGTCGCCGTGGTCATCTTCTTCGCCGCCTGGGCCGAAGGTAAGAAATGCGCCGCCCGCTGGGGCGAGCGCGGCCACTACGCCATGCTGACCGGCTGCATGGTCGACACGAAAGACGGCCTTGTGCCGCAAAGCGCGATCCGCGTGATCGAATGACCCAGGACCGGGCCGCCGCAGGCCCGGCCATTTCACCCCTGACAGGAAACCTCTCCTATGAAACTGAACACCGCCCAGACGCTCGTCCTGAGCTATTACGGCAATGGCATCACCAACACGAGCCACGCCCAGATCTATGGCTACAAGGCGCCCCACGCGCCGCAGCCCACGCCGCCCCGGGCGCACCGCTCGCGCAAGCACTGGGACGCCCAGCGGTTCTCGATCTATCGCGGCTCGCGGCCGCCCGTTTTCGGGGGGCGCCCCTGACCATGTGCATGGCACGAGCGCATTCCTCGTCCCTGATCCCCCTGGATGCCAAGGGCACCACGCGGGCTCGCCCCTCTCAACGGCCCGCGCCCATGCAGGACACCGTCCCGATGGAGATGTTCGTGCCCTTGGCCATGGCCTACGGCATGGGCCTCGGCCATGGCCCCGACATCTGCTCGCCGGCGGGCCATGATTTTGGTCAGTCCTGCCTTGCCGATGCGGGCGCCAATTCGGCCGGATCGGGCGAATGACCATGCCCCAGGTGATCTTGCATCCCTTCCATCCGGTCGCGGCGACGGAGATCTTCCGCGACCTGGACGGCTGGGACCGGGCCGAGGCCGAGGTCACGCTGGGCTTCGACCTTGGGCCCGAGGACATGGCCGCCTATTGGCAGGGGCTGGACGGCTTTGCCCTGTACCATGCCGTGGCCAGCACCGGGGGCCAGCCCTTTGCCGTCGTCAGCCTGTCGTCGGCCGGCATGGCAGGCTGCGGCCAGGCCGCGCTGATGGCGCGGGATCACCGGCGGTTTCGCCGTCCCCTGGCCAGCCTGGCTCTTCGCGTCAGGGCCGAGCTGCCCGCCCTGGCGCGCCGTCTGAACCTGACCCGGATCGAGGCCCGCAGCTGGGCCGCGCATCCGACCGCGCCGCGCATCCTGCGGGCGCTGGACTTCACCCACGAATGCGACCTGGCCGGGCTTGGCCCCGACGGTCGCAGCCTGTTCCGCCAATGGGCCTGGGTGGATCCCGCCTGTCGCCCCGCCAACCTGCCCTTCACCCCCCATCAGAGGACCTGAGCCATGTGCCTTTCCGCCCCGCGCGTCAGCTACAACCCGCTGGCCGCCCAGCCCACCCCCGTCGCCGCCTATGACAACGCCCAGGCGCAGGCCCAGGCCAGCCTCGAGGCCCGGTTGCGCCGCGCCCGTGCCGGGGCCGCCGCCGATGTGCTGACCGGCCCCCTGGGCATCCCCTCGGCCCGGGCGGCGCGCCCGTCGACCCCGGTTCTCGGCGGGGTGGCGCAATGACCGCGATGTCCGAGACCAGCGCCTTCACCGAGGCCGAGCGCCGCTGGGGCGAGCTGAAGGCCGCCCGCACCGCGCACGAGGCCGACTGGGCCGACATCGCCCGGCTGCTGCGCCCGCAGCGGCGTGGCTTCACCGGCGACCGCATGCCCGACCAGGCGATGGAAAAGCCGCTGTCCAGCCTGCCGATCATGGCGGCCGAGAATTTCAGCGCGGGCCTGTACGGCACGCTGACCAACCCGGCCAACAAGTGGTTCAGCTTCGAGACGGGCGACACCGACCGCGACAACTGGCACGAGAACCGGGCCTGGCTGGACCTGGTTTCGGGCATCGTCCTGCGGTCGTTTCAGCCCACGGTCAGCCCCTTCTACAACAGCGCCCATCAGCTGTTCGGGGACCTGTCGTGCTTCGGCAACGGGGCGCATTACGACGAGATCGTCCCGGCCGAGAAGAAGATCATGGATGTCACCATCAGCCTGTCGGAGATCGTCGTCGACATCGATGGGTTCGGCCGCGTGTCCGAGGCGGTGCGCAAGTTCCGCATGAAGGCGCGGTCGGCCGTGGCGATGTTCGGCGCGGGGGCCTTGCCCGCCAAGCTGATCGAGATGGCGCAGAGGGGCGACCAGACCCTGGTGACCTTCTTTCACCACGTGTTGCGCAACGTGGCCTTCCGCAAGGGTCGCCTCGGCCGCGACGGCAAGGAATGGGCCAGCGTCTATTCCTGCGAGATCGGCCGCAGCACGGTGCGCGAGGCGGGCTATGCCGAGATGCCCTTCTTCGTCGCGCGCTGGTCGGTCGACACCGGCGACACCTGGGGCACCGGGCCGGGCTTCGTCGCCCTGGCCAACAGCCGCGTCCAGGCGCAGATGACCGCCGCCATGCTGCGCCGGGCGCAGCGCGAGGCCGACCCGACGCTCTTGGCCCCCGACAAGGGCGACTGGCCGTTGAACGGCCGCGCGCGGCCCGGGGCCGTGATCTATGGCGGCACCAACATGCAGGGCAACCAGATGATCCGCCCGCTGGAGATGGGCGGCAACTTCAGCCTGACGCTGGAAGAGCGCACCCATGTCGAAGAGCAGATCAAGGACGCCTTCCACTACAGCCTGATGTCGCTGGCCGGGCGCACCGGCATGACCGCGACCGAGATCATGACCATCACCGAGGAACGCCAGCGCCTGTGGGCGCCCCACCAGGGCCGCGTCCAGGAAGAGTTCCTGGCGCCCAAGATCGCCCGGCGCTTTGCCCTGTTGTGGCGGGCGGGCCAGATCCCCGCGCCGCCCCAGGGCCTGGCGGGGGCCGAGCTGCGCATCGCCTACCTGTCGGCCGCCGCCGCCGCCCAGAGGTCGACCGAGGGCAATGCCGCCATGCGCCTGATCCAGGACCTGGCGCCCCTGATGCAGATCGATCCGCGCTATGCCGAGCGGCTGGACCCCGACGGCCTGTTGGAGGTGCTGGTCGAGGCGAGGGGCGCGCCCGCCCGCGTCGTGCGATCGCGCCAGGAAGCCGACCAGATCCGCGCGCAGCGCGCCCAGATGGAGCAGGCCGCCCAGATGGCCCAGATCGCCCAGCAGGGCGCCGGGGCGATGCGCGACATGGCCGGGGCCCAAGCCGCGATGCAAGGGCAGGGGGGATGATGCCTGATATGTTTGCGCTTTACGGGGCCACTCCGTTTGACGAAAACGACCCCCTGGATCGAATGGCCGAGCAGGCCCGCCAGACCATGCTGACGGCGGCTCTGTCTAGCTTGGCGCATATCGACGCAAGAAACGGTGAGCAATTACAGTCCGTTGCGGGCGGGCTTCTCGTCGGGCTCGTCTGCGTCGTGGGTTCTATGGCCGAAACCACTGACGAAAATCATGCCGCTATGAGGGCCGGGCTCTTGCAACTCGTGCCCTGGGCCATCGACATGATGCGATCAATGGAAGGCCTCGGACCTCTGCCGACCGACGTGCAGCTAGGGGTGAAGCTGGAACTGGGCGAGGATATGGCGCTGAAATACCCCAGCGCGTACCGCAGTCCGACCTATGTCATCAACACGGTCGTCGGGACCTACGTGATCGAGCCCAGAGGGCAGCATCACTTTCAATGGTTCTTGTCCGGGAAAACCTCGGGTCGTATCTGCGATGAAGCGTCCGATGGTTTGAACTTCTGCCAGGCCGATTACGAAGCCCGGATCCGGTCGGCCCTGACCGTGCAGCCCGCGCCCGATGTGGCGGCGCTGGTGGAGGCGGCGAAAGCCATCAGTAAAGCCCGCCTGACGCTGGATACGGAGTTTAAGCAGATGGGCGAAACGGTTGATTACTCCGGCACGACCATTGATTTCATCCTCGGGATGCTCGACCGTGCTCTTTCCGCCCTCGCCAAGCTGGAGGGCCTGTCATGACTGACCCGCGCAATCGCCAACCGAGGCAGCTCAGCCTTCTGGACTGGGGCAAACCGCGGCCGGCCCGGCGGTACTATGGGTTCCGTCGCGAGCGGATCGACTGCACCATCGGCGAGGATCGCTGGCTGTCGCCCTATACGGTGATCGACGATCCCGACGACGGCCGCGCCATCATTCCCGACCTTCGGGCGCCGATGTTCCGCTGGCATCAGAGATGGACGCCGGTTCCCGAGATCGACCCCGACTGCAAACTGTGGCTGCAACCCAAGACCCAAGGAAGGAACGCCGCATGATCTGGGACAAGCTTTCGATCCTGCGCACCATCTTCCCCTCTCGCGAGGCGGCCAGCGTCTATGCCGCCCGCTGGAAGGCCGCGTCCGACCGCGAGCGGGCGCTGGTGGCCGATGTCATCCGCCTGTCGGGCCTTCTGGCCCAGCAGCCCCGGCAAGATGCCGAGGTGGCGGCGATCGACCCCAACCGCCTGGCCTATGAGGCCGGGCGCCGCGACCTGGGCCTGGAGATCCTGGCCCTGATGAACCTGACCCACACCGAACTTGGCAACCTGATGGAGGACAACAATGTCTGAGAGTGCCGCCGCCGTGACCCTGGGGAGCGCGACCCCGCCCGCCGCCACCCCGCCCGCCGCTGCTGCCCCCGCCGCCCCGCCCGCGGCGACCCCGGCCGCCATTCCGGCCCCGAGCGCGACCCCGGGCGCGACCTCGAGCGCGACCTCGAGCACGGGCGCGCCCTGGTGGGAGGCCCCCGGCTTTTCGCCCGAAGAGCGCAACTGGCTGGTGGCAAAGGGCCTGACCAAGCCCGACATGGCCGAGGTTCTGCCCGCCGTCGTCAAGTCGGCGCGGGGCGCCGAGCAGCGCATCGGCAAGGGCCTGGACACGATCATGGACCGCCCGGCCAAGGATCAGCCCCTGGCCGCCTATCTGCGCGCCAATGCGCCCCTTCTGGGCCTGCCCGAGACGCCCGACGCCTATGCCGTCAAGCCGCCCGAGGGCTTTCCGGCCGAGGCCTGGGACAGCGCCCTGGAGGCCGAGGCGCGCAAGCTGGCCTTCGAGAACGGCGTGCCGCCCGAGGCGCACAATGGTTACGTCCGGCTCTTCGCCGAGAAGATGAAGGGCATGGTCGATGCCGCCACCGCCGACCTGACCCAGGCGCGCGCGCAGATGATGACCGAGCTGGAGGCCGACTGGGGCAACCAGACCGAGGCCAGGATCAACCTGGCGCGCCAGGCAGCGCAGGCCGTGGCCGCCAAGGCGGGCCTGTCGCCCGAGGCGGTGACGGCGCTGGGGGCCACGCTGGCCAAGGGCACGGGCGATGCGGCGGTGATCCGCATGTTCGCCGCCGTGGCCGAGGCCATGGGCGAGGACAGCGCCGTCGCCCTGAACCGCGCGGGCGGCAGCCTGACCACCACCCCGGCCGAGGCCCGGGCCGAACTGGCCCAATTGCAGAGCCCCGGCGGCGACTGGTTCA